TTAGACGGCCTTTAATTGTCCGCGCTGCCGCGTTTTCTCTGCCGCAAGGAAGCGCTTTTCCCATGCCGAAAGGCGCTTAATCGCAGCCGTGGCCATGCGCTTCTGATTTGCCTCGGCAGTGTACAGCGCGACTTCGTTATCCTTTGTGTGACCGGACACCGACTTCATCGTCTGGTTGCCTAATTGCAGTTCGGCCATGCGGCGCATCGTGGCTTTACGCAGGCCGTGCGCCGTACAATGGTGCAACCCCGCGCCGTCGCATTTCTCCCTGAACCAGTTGCCGAATGCGGCATTGGTGAAGGGCATGCCGGCGTCGTTCAGCAGGAAACACATCGGGCTGGTCGCTTCGTCGCCCATCGCCTCGATTGCTTCGATCCATTGCACGGCGACCGGGAGCCAGAGAAGCTTGCCGCCCTTCGACTGGGTCACCTTGATGAAGCCGTCGACAATATGCTGACGGCCGAGGTGAATGGCGTCTCCGCGGCGCTGATCGGTCCACAGAATCTGTTCCAGCGCCAGGCGGGCGTTCGTGCCGAGGGGGTATTGGGCGCGGTATTGCGCAATCTCTTCTTCGGTCCATGTGTGAAAGCCCTTCGACCGCTCACCGGCGGGCACCTTGACCCGTTCTGAATCGTCGGCTGGATTGTCGGTGATCAGCTTCAGCTTTTTGGCAAAGGCGAAAAAGCGAACCAACTCCTTGCGCAGCTTTCGTGCGGCCTCGACGCCACCGACCACGCGGTTGCCCTGTTGCCGCTTGACCTGTTTCTTGGCGATGATCGCGTCGATATGGATAAATTCGATATCGGCGACCAAGCGATCCTCACGCCCGTCGCAGAAGTCGTTGATAATCCGCGCAACCTTTTTCTGAGTTGTCTCGCTAGGGCCCAGCCTGGTGATGGGTTTGAAATATTGGCTGCGCAGGTCGCCGATCGAGCCCTTAGCGTAAGGGGATGGCCGGGGCGGCGGTGTCTGGCTGCCGCCGCCGTTGGCAGCGATATATTCCGCGTCGAATTCTTTGGTGCCGTAGGGGTGCTGAAAACTGTGGGGCTCATAACCCTTGCGCCGAAATTTCAGGCGCAGCTTGCCGTGGCGGTCACGAAAGCTGGTGACATATTTGGGCAGCAGTTCGTTAGCGGCAATCCGACGTTTGGATTTCTTACTGGTGCGGTGCGTCGGCAAGTTCTTCGTCCCAAGGGTTTGCTGATTTCGGCGTGGCATCGTCGCGATTCTCGCCGAGGAAGATGTCAATCGTTTGGTGGGCGAGGTCAAGCCGGATGCGCGCGCGTTCGACACCTGCCTTTTGGCAGGCGCTGACAGCGCGGTCATAGTCGGCCTGACTGATGGCCGCGGGGCGGGTCACGCTGCCTCCTGTTCCCGCTCGGCGATCGCGGCGGGCAGGTTGGCGCGGACCAGTGCTTCGGCGAGCGGCGGGCAGACGCTGTTGCCGCATTTGGCGACCTGCGCGGTCTTGGTGATCGGTTTGCCGTCGGCGTCGCGATCGATGATGTAATCGGGCGGGAAGCCCTGGGCGTTGAACAGTTCGCGCGGAGTGAGCATGCGCATGCCGATATCGACGATGACAAATTCCTCGCCGTCGATGGTGACGGTGGCGAGGCCGAAGCGGGCCTGATGCGTGATCGTGTGCAGCGGTGCCGTCGCTTCCTGGCCGTGCTGCGCGGCGCTATAATATTTCAGCAGGAAGGCCCGGACCTCTGCCATGTGCAGCCCTTGCGCGCTGACGGTGTTCAGCGGCTGGTCGACCGGTTCGGCACTGGCGGCGATATGCGCCTCGCTGGTACCGCGGAGTTTCATCAGGTGCGACGTCACCGTCGCCTGCAGCGGTCCGCGCTGGACGATCGTCGACAGGGGATCGGCGAAGCTGTGGCCGGGGTTGAGCTTGCGGCCTTCGCGCGTCTCGCTGAACTGCGCAAGGTGCGCGGCGACAAGGGCATGACGCGGATCGCAAGTCTGCGTCCGCAGGGGCTCGTCGGCGGCGTTGCTGGCCCGAACCTTCCCGCCGGCCTTCTCGCCATAGAAGGGCGCGAGGAAGGCGTTGACGAGCGCGCTTTTGCCGCCTCCGCCCGCTGTCGTCGTCGGCAGGGGGTCGATTATCGCTGCACCCTCGCTCTTCCCGAACTGACGCTCGAGGAATGTCACGACGAGTTGCTGATGCGACCCGCTGGTGGTGATGGTGCTGACCGGCGCGTCGGCTGCGCGGCCCGGCTTAACCCCGGTCCGCTCCTTGTTCATTTGCGCGAGATGCGCGACCGCAATGCAGGCGTCGGCCTTTGCCGTCGTCGTGGGATAAGGCTGTTCGGGCCCGACCGGTGCCGACTGGCCACGCCTTCCGCCGCACCCGACGATGACAGGCGACAGCACGGCCGAGACGATGCAATTCTGATCCTTTTTGGAGGCGCAGATGGTGTGCAACGGATCCTCGGCCGCGCGGTTGGCGCCGCCCTGCTGCGCATAAGTGACGAAGGGGGCGAGGTGTGCGGTGGCGATGGCATATTCGGCCTGCGCGGTCTGGGTGCGCACGGGCTCGCCCGGCGCGAAGGCGCGGGCGGCGCGGGTATTCTTGAACGCTGTGCCGATGACGAACGGCGCCAGCGATGCCTGAACCAGTCCGAGCGGCGCGGAGCCGCCGGGGCGCTTGACGAAGCTGTTCGCGGTGACGGTGTGCAGCGGATCGCCCACGGCATGTCCGATCGTTCCGGCGCGGAACTTTGTGATGTGGGGCGATATCAGGGCCATTTCGCCGCGATTGGCGCCGGTGACGGTATGAAGCGGCGCCTCGAGGCCGTATGACCTGCTCGCGCTTCCCGCATGGGTCAGCGGCGCAACGAAGGGCTCTGCCAGCCACAGCCGGTTGCTGGCCGTGATGGTCGAAAGCGGGTCATCGACGGGCTTGGCGGTGTTGTTCGTCATCGCCGGCACGATGAACGGCGCCGGATTGTTGACGACGAACTTCATGATGCCGTGCGCGATGCGGCGCAGGGTCTTGTCGGCCAGCGGCTTTTTGCGGTCGAAGATCGACGGGCACGGAATCGACCAGTCGATAATCTCGGCGGCGGTGCGCCATGGCTTCAGCTTCGCGGGATCGATCTTGAACCCCGCCTTTTTCTGGCGCGCGATCCACAGCTTGCGTTCCTCGGGATCGGCGGGCGCATGGGTCGGGGTCGGCCAGGTGATCGGCGATCCGTCGAATTTGATGATGATGACGAGCCGCTTGCGGATTGTAGGCGTACCGTAATCGCAGGCGCGCAGCTCTTTCCATTCGATCCTGCCGCCCGCCTTGCGGATTTCGGCGCACCATTGGTCGAAGGTCGTCCCGGCCAGTTCCTTGATCGGGTAGCCGTGATCGTCGAGCGGGCCCCACGTCCGGAATTCCTCGACATTTTCGATGAAGATCGCCTTGATAATCTGGCGCCAATTCGGGTCGCCGCGGCGTTTCGCCTCGGCCTGCAGCCGCTTGATCCAGTGGACGACGACCCATGCCAGGTCGCGGATCGACTTTTCGCGCGGCTTGCCGCCCTTTGCCTTGCTGAAATGCTTGCAATCGGGGCTGAACCAGATGAGGCCGACGCGGCGGCCCTTGGTCACGTCGAGCGGATCGACGCGCCAGATATTGTTGCGGATATGCAGCGTGCCGGGGTGGTTGGCCGCGTGCATGCGGATCGCTTCGTCATCGTGATTGATCGCGGCATCGAGGGCGCGGCCCAGTGCCGCTTCGATCCCGGTCGACGCGCCGCCGCCGCCGGCGAAATTGTCGATGTTGAGATCGTCCAGATCGTCGGCGTGAACATAGCTGGGCAGGGTGCCGAAGTCGGCAAAATGGCTGGCTATGTTCATGCGGCGATCCTTTCGGGCTGGGAAAAGGGGAAGATGATGTTGCCGTCGGCATCGACGCTGGGGGTCGGGTGGCCGAGATAGGTGGCGAAGCGGACCGCGAGCTTGAGCAGCAGGAAGGCGCGCGCCTCAGCCTCGCCGGGCTGACGGCCTTCGGCATGCCATTTGCGGAGCGCGGCAGCGGCGGTGCGTAGCGTGACGGCGGCCAAATGCTCGCATTCGTCGAGGCCGGAGCCGGGCCAGGCGCCCTGACGGTCGCCGTCCCACCAGCGGCACCATTCGACGATCGCGGCCCATTCGGCGCGGTCGGACCGGCGTTGTTCGGCGGTGATGCCCTGCGCGGTGCGGGCGGCGTGCGCGCGGCGGTCGGCCTCTGCCAGTGCGATCAATGGGTAATTGTTCGGGGCGATGGCGGCGAAGGTCATTCTTCGATCCTCCGCCAACCGACGACGGGATCGCTCGCCAGCCCTTCGCTGTTGCTTTCCCAGCAGGCGCCACCGCACCAGTCGCGCGGATGCTTCTCGCCGTCTTCGGCCTGCCACTGATCGCACGGCTTTTCGTCCTCGGTCATCGAGGCGTCGCGCTTCAATTGAGCGCGAAAACGCTTGCCGCCGTAGACTCGGACTTCGACGGCCTCGTCATAGGGTGCGTGATCGGGGTGGTTCCAAGGACGCCGGCTCACAGCGTCCACTCCCGCCGATCGACAGGAAGCCGGTGATCGCGCCTACGAGAGGCCCGATAGTGCCGATCCCGCTTGTACGGGACATGCTGACCATCGCTGGTGACGAAGAACAGGTTGCCGCAGCCATCGAGTTCGACGGTGCCGGGCTTATGGGCGCGGCTCATTCCTCCCTCCCTATCTGAGATACAGGATGGTCGGGGTTGGGGTTGGTGAGGACGGCTAGGAATCGTTGCGCAATGTCGCGCACGTCCGCGCAGGCTCCTTCGTCGGAGACCTCGAAGAGCCGGTCTATCGCATAGGCCGTTTCCTGCGTGTCACTCGCGTCCGCGAAATCTACGTCTCGCCAGTAGGCAATCTCTTCATCGAGACCGTAATCTGTCAGCCAATAATGCAGCGTGCAGCCGCACCGGTCGCACCGCTTCGTGCCGTCCTCTATGGCGGAATACCAATCGCCGCCGTCAATGCCTGCGAAAAAGGCTTCCTGCCAATCGTTTCGGCTATACCATGGGCTGATCGTCAGCAGAGGGCCGAGTTCAAATTCGCGGCCTCGCGCGACGACGGCGCAATCCCAGCAATAGCTGGTGCCAGCATCGCTTTCGAGCCAATGCTGCGACGGCGGATTCCGTTCGAATGAGTGTCGGCAGACCGACCTGCGGAGATCGTGCATCTCACCCACGGTTCACCTCCCCCTCATCTTGGGGACGGTCGGACAGGGCTTCGCGGGCATCATCTGATCGGTCGAAGGTGCGCGAGCGTGTCTCGAAGAGGGAGACGAACTCGCTGCCCTCGATCCGGTTCCTGAAGAAGGTCAGCGCGACATCGAAGCTCTCGAAGGCTTGCCGACCAGTCATAGGCTTCGGATGGACACGCCTTCCGTCCGGCAGTTCTGCACTCGGCGGGGCGATCCACGTCAGATCGAAGCACTGCTTCTCGGAGCGCAGTCGGTCGGTTTCATCAACGGTCGGGGCGGGGGTGGCGCAACTCGCGCATCGGATCGCGCGCTTATCGCAGCTATCGACCACCTGCTGGCAGTCCACACACCGGATCGAGTAGTTGCCCGGCGCGTACCCGGCGCGGCGTGCAATGACGGCTTCGTGCGCCTCGATGATACGACAGGACAGCCACGAGAGCGAAGAATCGCCCATGTTCGCCTCAAGCCAGAGCGCGATATGGTCGGCGTTCGTTATGTCGAGTTCGCGTTGAAGGCGTTCCGTCTCTGCGGATGCGGCCGCTACCTGTTCGGGGCTAAACATCATCCCTCCTCCTGTGCGGGTGGGGTGGCGGAGAGGGCGGAGCGGGCGAACATCTCACAGGATCGGTTCAGGGCGGCAGCCAGCGCATATGCGTCGGCGCGATCATTGCCGGGGATGGTAACGCCCGCCGCTGGATCGCGCGCACTGAACCATTGCTTTTCGCCGTTGCTCGACCGCGAAACGTGAAATGGACCCTCCAGCGCATCCCCGTCATATTCCTGACCAAGAGGATGTAGATCGGAGAGGGTCGAAGGGGTGAGGGCGGCGAGGACGCCGGGAACTTCGCGCATAATCCTGTCGGCGGCTTCGTAAGCGCCCTGTTCTGTAAGCTCATCTTCCATGAAAGGGGGAACAGCGCCGTGGCTTTTCATGCAAGCTCGCAACTCCAGCGCATCTTTGGCCATGCTAAGCCAATTGCGCCGCGCGAAGATTGCGGCGATCTCTTTTGCCAGAGCCTCCCGCATCCCGTCTCCGGGCCATGGCGAAGAGGGTTCAGCCGTGGGGGTGGATAGAGAGGCGAGCAGGAGTTCGCAGGCGGTTACGACGTGGTCGACGTCAAACTTGTCGAAACGAGAATGCGTGACCGTGCCTTTCGTCCTCGGTTCGGCCCGGATGCTCGCGATCGCGTCTTCAACGCTGGCCCGCGTGAAAATCCGGCCTGCGAATGGGTCCACCCCCACCGAGGCAGCATTACTGCTCTGGCTGTGGCCTGATTGCGACGTGATGCGCTGCGTGATCGCCGTGCAACGCCGTGCTTCAGCGTCCCTGTGGCGGGCGAAGGCTTCTGGCAGTCGAAGATCGGGGAACAGGCGCATGTATTCTGCGGCCGCGTCCCGATCCGCCTGCGTGACTTCAACCGGCTCAAGCGCCTGCGTAGGGGTGGGGGTCATCGGTCGATCCCCGCCGCGACTTCGCGGGCCATGCCAAGCGAGGGGCAGACGCGGATCAGCGTTGCGCCGTGATATACGTAGAAATCGCTGCCGTAGAGTTCGGCGACTTCAACGATACGGATCGGGGCGCTCACAGTGCGGCCCTCACCGCGATGCAAGCGCCAGCGACAGCGCAGGCGAGCGTGACGACGCTGGCGGCGATGATGACCGCAGTCCAGCGTTGGTCCGGGTCCGCAAAATGCGAAACGATGGTCGCCGCGTGCCGGTCAAGGTCGGCGCGGTCGATGGGGAACAGGGCCAGCCAGTGGCGCATGAGGTTCACTCCCTGCCCGGGGATCGGGTGCGGGGCAAAATATATGGGCAATTGCCCATGTCAAGAGTGAATATGGGCAATTGCCCATAGCGTTGTCATAGCAAGGCGGCGCTGGCAATGTGCGCGGGGGTGAATTGCTATGGCTTTTCCAAAAATCTATCGCGCGGCGATCGTTGCTGAGCAGCATTATGACGGCGCGGAGCAATGCGTGATCGGCGAGCGCTTATGGCTTCGCTTCGAGCCCGACAATCCGCACGACCCGGACGCGATCGAAGTGATCAGGCGGAACGGCGCAAAGGTCGGCTATTTGCCCCGGGATAGCTGGTTGAGGCGCCCGATTTTGGAGGATGGCGACGGGGCGCTATGCACCGTCGTTCGGATCGAGGAAAATGAAGGTATCACGCATGTCGTGATGGCCGTTACGATTAGGCCACCCGATCATTTTGCCAATTGCGTGCTGGAAGCTGGGGAATGCCCGCCGCCGGCGCTGCCCGACTGAGTGGGCGCTGGGGCGTATCAGCGATCGAGCAGGTCGCCGGGATCCTCGACCAAGTGAATCGCCTTGATCATGTGGCGCGGCACCCGGAATTCGCGCGGCGGATTATGCTGGCGCAGAACGACAAAGTCGGCCGTGCGGCGGACCAGCGTCTTGATGAGCACCGCCACCACTTCCTCCCCATGATCGCCGTCGTCGATCGGGGCGCGGAGCTGCACAATCACGTCGTCCTCTATCTGCGGCGGCTTGCTGGGCTGGGCAAAACGCAGATTTCCCGGCTTGTGCGCGGGCCACATCGAATCGCCCTGGATGCGAAACGCATAGGCCGACTGATCACCGAAGAGCGCGGGCGGGCGCAGCGCGAAGCCGATGCGGTCGGTCGGTTCGAACAAAGTCACCTCGATATCGGCGGCGCCGTTCTCGTCGAACGACATATTGTGCCCGAACGCCGTGCCGTAGATCGGCAAATCCTGCGGGAAATGCCGGAACATGCGGCCGACGTCGCCGACATTGGCGGGGGCCGCATCGCGGGCCGACAGGATCGAGGGGGCCGGCGATGGATCATCGGTGCGACCCATCAGCCAGTCGATGCTCACGCCCAATAGCTCGGCCATCTTGCCGAGTTTGTCCGTCGACGGGATCGACCCGCGCCCGCGCAAGTCGCGCATGATGTAGCGATTGCCGCCAGCCACAGAAATCTCGTTGTCGGTGGCGCCGAGCAGTTCGCGGCGCTCATCGATACGCGCGATCAGCAACTGGCGCCGCGCCTCTTTTTCGTCTGAAATGCGTGCGTTAGGCATGTGGGCATATTCCCATATGCTGCCCGCGTCAGCAATTTGGGCATTTGCCCCTTGACGATGTGGGCAATTGCCCATTATCAGCGTGTCGACCATTTCGGGAGACGCGTTAGTGCGGCTGGAAGAATATCTGATCGGCATCGGCGAAATCTGGTGCACCGAAAGCGACCTGAAAGAGACAACGCTGGGCGCGCGGCTGGCCAATGACGGCAAACTGTTCGAACGGCTGCGCGGCGGCGGCGGCGTGACGACGGGGCGGTTGCAAGATTTTCTCCGTTTCTTTCGCGACGGCGCGAATTGGCCGACCGGGCAGGTGCCGCAGGGCGCCGCCGATCTGCTGAACAATTTCGGCACTATCGCGGTCGCTGTGTCAGCGTCCACGGGACAGAATGACGACGTGTCCCGTCAGGCGGTGCGGGTATGACGCGCGGGACCCCGATGCACGGGCGGATGAAGTTTGCCGCCGCGACGGCGGTCGAGCAGGCGGGCGGGGTCGATGGCGCGGCGGCGACGACGAGCCGTGGCCGGTCGACCGCGGGGCGCTGGCTGAACGTCAACGATCCCGACCTGCCGACGATCGATGCGGCGGTGGCGCTGGACAAGGCGGCGATCGCCGAGGGCAAGGCGCCCGCGATTGCGGCCGCGATGGCGCGCGACCTGGGGCGGGTGCTGATCACCCTGCCCGACGTGCGCGCCGAATGCGGCGACTGGCACGCCAAGGCGGTGACGCTGACGCAGGAGCATGGCGACCTGCTCACCGGCCTGCTGCGCGACCTGTCCGATCATAAAATCAGCAAGGCCGAGGCGACGAAGCGGCGGCGCGATGTCGCCGACCTGATCGCGATCGCGGTCGAAATCGACCTGGAACTGGCTGCAATCGAGGAGGGTGAGTGATGGTTGTCGCGAACGGTTTCGATCCGCAGGCCTTGCCGCAGTTTACGGCACATTGGTCGAACCAGAACGGCGGCGAATTGCTGCTCATCGCGGGTTCGCTGCGCGCGACGGTGTCGGCGGCGATGGCGCAGGCGGTGGTCGACACGCTGTCGAGGGCGCTGGAGGTTCCGCTCCGCGCGGCCGAGATGGCAGCCAGCGTGCCCGAGTATGAGCGGGTGGCGGACGCCGCGGCCTCGATCAACCTGTCGTTCACGATCCGGCGGGCCGCGCTGCGTAGTCGAGTGCAGCATCGAGAAACGCGCATGTCTGCCATCCGCGAGGCGAGCGGGGTGTGTGCGAATGAAGGCTGTGATGCGGCCCATATAACGGGCATCGCCTTTACAGCCGACGAGCTGGCGGACATGTGGCGCCGCGAAGCGGGCCTGCCTGATCCCATCGCCGCTGACGATGCGCCGATGACCAAGTGCATCGACGACGAAAGCGATCCCGGCAGTTGGGAACGCCACCTGCGCCATATGGCGCCGATGCGGAAGGCGCGCGGGTCGTGAGCGGATGCGGGGGGCCTTTGGCGAACGCGATCGCGGCGGATGCTGAGCTGTTGCAATTGAGCGAGCGGGCGGCGTGGACGGGTGTCCTTCATGCGGTGCGGATCGCGCGTTTCGCAACGGGTGGGACCGGCGATTTGTCCCCGCTCGAACTGGCGGCGGTCAGCGACTGTTTGCGGGCGCTGAAAATTTCCCATCCCAAGCCGGGCCGCGCCACATTTGCGCAGCGCGAGGCGTGCGGCGAATGCGGGCAGGTGCTGCCGATCGAACAGCAGCATGTATTGGGCGCAGACGGGTTGCCCGACCGCTTGTCGTCGCAGCGCAGCTATGGCTGGCCCGCCGGGCATTTGGGGCCGGGCTTTACTATTCGGGTCGATGGCGATCCGGTGACGCGGTGCATCGCCTATGATCGGACGCTGGGCTTTGTCGTGTTGCGGGACGACAGCGACGGGCAGGTGCGCGTCGATGGCGCTGTGACGATCGAGCGGACCGACCCGGTCGCCGATTGGAAGCGGCTGTGAACGCCGCCGAATCCTTTGTCCTGCCGCCGATGGCGCGGGTGGCCGAGCCGGGGGCGCTGGAGGCGTGGCTGGGCGATCCCGACGGCGAAGCGCGCATCCTGGTGGCCGAGGGGCGGGTGGCGCCGAAGACGGCGCTGGCGTGGGTGCTGGTGCATCAGTGGAAAGCGGCGGGGTTCGTCGATGTCGTCAGCGAGCCCGTCGGGGCAGGCGAATGGCGGTGGATCGCGGTGCGCCAGCTGTGCGCGATGCCCGCGGCGCCGGGCGCGCGCGGGGCGAAGGGCGGGCGCAGCGCCGAGCCGCTGGCGGCCGACGGCACGCCGGTCAGCGATCATATTTTCCGCGCGATCAAGCGGGCGGCGAACATGGGCCTGCCCGCGCCGTCGCTGGCGACGCTGGCAAAGGGCGCGGGGATGAAGGCGCCGGCGAACGCCAAATATTATGTCGACCGGTTGAAGGTCGCCGGCAAGATCGGGGTGGAGACGAAGGTATTCGCGGGCGGCGAGCGGCGGCGGTACCGGATACTCGACACCCATGGCGTGACGGTGAAGCAATCGGGGTGGAGCCGGTGACGGCGTCCCGCGCCTATGCCGACCGCTGGCATGCGCCGTTGTTGGCGGCGCTGACGGTGCTGGACGGGCAGGCGTGCCCGTCGAACCAGATATTGGCGGGGCTGCTGGGGATCACGGCGGGCCAGATGGATTTTGCGCTGGCGCGGGCGATCCGCGCCGGGCGGCTGCGGCGCGAGGAACGGCACCGGTCACGGCGGCTGATCGTCGTCGGCGAAGATGGCCGTGACCTGGCGGCGACGAGCTGGTCGCGGGCGGGCGGCAGCATGATCGAACATCGGATGCGCGATGCGGCGGTGGTCGCGGCGCTGGCGGCGGTCGACGACGGCGCATGGCCGCGCGCGGCGGTGATCGAGGATCGCGCGGCGGATGAAGCAGCGATCGAGGCGCGGCGCGTGGTGCGGACCCGGTGCCCCTTTTGCAACATGCCGCCGGCGCACGCCGATTGCCGCCATGGCTGGGATGGGTTGACGACGGCGGCGGCGCGGCGTGCGATTGCGGCAGAAGCGGGGATTGCCATCGCCGTCGGGGGTGCAGGCTGATGGGCATTACCCCGGACTACGGAAATTTTCTCGATGGCAAGCGTCAGCTCGACGGCAAGTTCGGTTTCGCGCCGCGGTATATGCCCGGTGACGCGTTCGATTTTCAGCGAGCGCTCATTGAGCACGCCGTCCAGCAGGGACGTTCCGCCATTTTCGCGGACTGTGGTCTTGGTAAGACGCTCATGGAGCTCGCGTGGGCCGAGAATGTCGCGCGCGAGACGGGCGGCAACGTCCTCATCCTGACCTGTCTCGCCGTCGCGCAGCAAATGGTCGAGGAAGCGGAGAAGTTCGGCATCGGTGCGACGCGATCCATCGACGGCACCGCGCACCGCATCACGATCACCAACTACGAACGGCTGCACCATTTCAACCCATCCGACTTTGCGGGCGTCGTCTGCGATGAAAGCTCGATCCTCAAGAATTTCGCCGGCGCTCGCAAAACCGAGATAACGGCCTTCCTGCGCAAGCGGCCGTATCGTCTGCTGGCGACCGCGACTGCGGCGCCGAACGACTTCATCGAACTCGGCACGTCCTCCGAAGCCCTCGGCCATCTCGGCTATATGGACATGCTCAACCGCTTCTTCAAAAACGACCTGAACAACAGCGCCTCGGGCCGGATGCGCGGCGAGGTCATTAAATGGCGGCTCAAGGGTCATGCCGAACGGCCATTCTGGCGCTGGGTCTGCTCGTGGGCTCGGGCCTGCCGGAAGCCGTCCGACCTTGGCTTTTCTAATGAGCGCTTCGAACTACCGCCGCTGATCGAGCGCGAGCATATCGTTGAGGCGCGCACGCTCGCCGATGGCGCATTGTTCGCGCTCCCGGCGCAGGGCCTCGCCGAACAGCGCGAAGAGCGCCGCCGCACGATCGCGGAACGGTGTGAGCAAGCGGCCTATATTGCGAACCAGACGACTGAGCCCGTCATGCTATGGTGCCACCTGAATGACGAAGGCGACCTGCTGGAAAGCATGATCCCCGACGCGGTTCAGGTGTCGGGCGGCGATAGCGACGAACGGAAAGAGGACAGGCTGCTCGGCTTTGCTAAGGGCAAGTATCGGGTCATCATCACGAAGCCGAAGATCGGTGCGTGGGGGCTGAACTACCAGCACTGCAGCCGGGTCGTATATTTCCCGTCACACAGCTTCGAGCAATATTACCAATCGATCCGCCGTTGCTGGCGTTTCGGGCAAAAGCGCGAGGTCGAAGTCGATGTTATCGCCTCCGAAGGCGAACTCGGCGTGCTCGCCAATCTTCAGCGCAAAGCCGCGCAGGCCGACGAGATGTTCGCAAACCTCGTCGCCGAAATGAACGACGCGCTCGCGATCGAGCGCGGCAAATTCTTCCCGCACAAAATGGAGCTCCCGGCATGGCTGTGAAGCATCAGGAAATTGGCGAGAGCTTCGCCCTGTATAACGGTGATTGCGTCGAAGTGATGCAGTCGATGCCGGACGCTTCGGTTCACCTGTCGGTCTATTCGCCGCCGTTCGGCGGGCTCTACCATTATTCGAGCGACGAGCGCGACCTTTCGAATTGCGACGATTACGACCAGTTCTTCGAGCACTATGCCTTCGTCGTACGCGAGATGGCACGCGTTACGATGCCGGGTCGTATGACCTGTGTTCACGCAATGGACGTGCCGAAATCGAATAGCGGCACCGACTGCTACCACGACTTCCCCGGCGACATTATTCGCCTGCATCAGCGCGAAGGCTGGCGATACGCCGGGCGCCATATGATATGGAAGGAGCCGTTGGAGGTCCGGCTGCGCACGATGCAGAAGAACCTCGCGCACGCCTCGCTCGTCGCCGACAGCCTCGACTGCGGCATTGCATCGGGCGACTATCTGCTCCTTTTTCGCCGCGACGGTGAAAATCCGATCCCGGTCAAGCATCCTGTCGGCTTGCTCGAATATTCAGGCGAACGGGCGATCCCGTCCGACGTGCTCGGCTATCGCGGCTGGACGGGCAAGCAGACTGAGAACCGCTACTCTCATTGGATATGGCGTCAATATGCCGACTGCATGTGGGACGATATCCGGTTTCAGCGCGTGCTGCCGTTCCAGTCGTGCCGCGAAGAGGACGATGAAAAGCACGTCCACCCGCTGCAACTCGACGTTATTGATCGCTGCGTCGTGCTTCGTAGCAATCCCGGCGAGACGGTTTTTACCCCGTTCATGGGCGTTGGCAGCGAGGTGTATAGCCCGATCCTGCTCGGCCGCCGCGGCATCGGCGCCGAACTCAAGGAAAGCTATTTCCGGCAGGCGGTGAAGAATGTTCAGGCGGCCGTTGACGGTCACCGCTTCGATCGAACCAGCTTCGAAATTCCTTTCGAAGTCGCATGAGCGCCTTGTCCGATCTTGGCCCCGTGCTGCCATCGGCCGGTGACCTGCGCTTTGCGGCGATCGAGGCGCGGCAGCTGGCGAATTTGATTGTCGAACTGACTGCCGACGGCCCGCACCGCGATGTGCCGCGCGCGGCGCGGGCGATGGAAAAATTGCGCGCGGTGGTCGGGCCGCCCGCCGAGGCATCCGAAAAGGGAGAATGACGATGGTGAAAGCGAAAGAAGCGCCAAACGGCGCGGCGATGTTGGTCGCCGATCGCGCGGAATTGCTGCGGGCGGCGACGGTGGCGAGCATCGTGCAGACGAAAGAAACGATACCGGTGCTGGCCAATATGGTGATCGAAGGCACGGCCGACGAGATTGCGATGTCGGCGACCGACCTGGACATATTGGTGCGGGTGACGGTGCCCGGGCGGTGCGCGGGGGCGCCGTTCGCGACGACGATCGCCGCGAAGCGGTTCGCCGCGCTGATCGGTTCGGCGGACGAGGGCTGTCAGGTCAGCCTGAAGATGGACGCCGGCGGGCGCGACGTGGAGCTGAACGCGCCGCGGATGCGGTGCAAGATGCCGATGCTGCCGGTCGAGGATTTTCCGATGATCGCGTTCAACGGCGGGCAGATGTCCTTTACCCTGCCCGCGAAATTGCTGGCGGCGGTGCTGGCGCGCACGGCAGATGCCGAAAGCAGCGAACAGACGCGATATTATTTGTGCGGGACATTGCTGGCGGTAGCCGACGGCCGACTGCTGGCGGTGGCGACCAATGGCCATATGGCGGCCGAAATCGACCTGGGCGAAGCACCCGGCGAATGGCCGAATTGCATCGTGCCGTCGAAGCTGACCGGGCTGTTGGCCCGGTTGCTGAAGGACGGAGACGGCGATGTTGACATCACGCTGGACGAGAAGGGCCAGCGCATCCGGTTCGAATGGGATGCTTGGACGATCACCGGCAAGCTGATCGAGGGAGCATTCCCCGATTGGCGGCGGGTGATCCCGCCGGCGAAACCCGAGCGGCGACTGGTGATCGACAGCGGCGGCCTGTCGCGGGCGATTGCGCGCGTATCGCAGATGTCGGGCGAAAAAACGCGGTCGGTGCTGGTCGAACTGGGCGCGGAGGGCGTGACGGTGAGTTGTTCATCGCCCGAATATGGGGCGGCAGAGGAAGATGTGCCCGCGAGCTGGAGCGGCGAGCCGTTCCGCATCCGGGTGAACGCCACCTATTTGCGCAGCATTGCGAACGCCGCCAGCGCCGACAGCGTGGCGTTCGATTTTGGCGGCGAGCGGGATCCGGTGCGGATCGAACCGCAGGCCGGCGCCGGTTTCGTCGGTGTCCTGATGCCGATGGCACTTTGACGGGAGAGAGACAATGAGCAAGTTCGAATCGACGATCGAGGATTTGCGCGACGCCGTAGATTGGGCTGACGAACTCAGCGCGGAAAACCGGCGACAGATCGGCGTCGAAATTGATGCGATCGAAGGGATTTATAACCGCATGGAAGCGGAGCGCGACGAGGCTTGGGATGCTGTCGATGCGCGGCCGAGCGAGGATGAGGTCAACGCGGTTGTCCGACGTGATCTTGCGGACGATCTGGAGCCGATTTTCGGCGCAGTCTTTCGGGGTGACATCGACGATGCGGCACGGCGGGTACGGCAGCTGTCGGACATGTTGAGTGGGACCGATCCGATCCTTGTCGCGATCCAGCGCGCCAAGGCGCGACCGCACCTTTTCCTCGCGCCGGCGGCCTGAGCTGACGGATGCGCTTCACACCCGCCTGGCTGGACGAATTGCGTGCGCGGGTGACGCTGTCGACGCTGATCGGCGCCGATATCAAGCTGGACCGGGCGGGGCGCGAATATAAGGCGTGCTGCCCGTTCCACGGCGAGAAGACGCCGAGCTTTACGGTCAACGACGACAAGGGCTTTGCCCATTGTTTCGGTTGTGCGTGGCATGGCGATGCCATCCGGTGGATGACCGACCATCGCGGACTTGGCTTTGTCGAGGCGGTCGAGGCGCTGGCGGCAGAGGCTGGGATGGCGGTTCCGGCGCCATCGGCCGAGGCGCGGCGGCATGCCGAGCGGATCGAGGGGCAGCGGCCTACTCTGGAGGAAGCGGAGCGCATTTTTCGCGATCTGTTGCGCGATGATGGCCCGGGGCGCGCGTGGATGGTCGATCGCGGCATCGACCTGACGACCGAGGTCGAGTTCGGGCTGGGCTTTGCGCCCGAAAATGGCGCGCTGCGCGATCGCGGGTTCATCCGGGCCGACCTGATCGCCGTCGGGCTGGTCGGGGCGAGCGAGGGGCGCGACGGCGGCACATTCTATTACCCGCGGTTCCGGTCGCGCATCATGATCCCGATCCACGATGCGCGCGGGCGCATCGTCGGGTTCGGCGGGCGGACGTTGCCGGGCGCGAAGGAAGGCGCCGCCAAATATATCAATTCACCCGACAGCGCGATCTTCGACAAGGGCGGGTTGCTGTTCAACCTGCACCGGGCGCGCCCTCGACTGCGCTCGGGCCAATCGGGGGGTGGTTTTAGCGGTGCGCGGCGGTTGATCATCGTCGAGGGATATTTCGACGTGGTCGCGCTGCACCGGCTGGGCGCGGCCGCGGTGGCGCCGATGGGGACGGCATTGACCGAGCGGCAGCTGGAACGCGCGTGGCGGGTCGATCATTGCCCGCTGCTGCTGTTCGACGGCGACGCGGCGGGGATGAAGGCGGCGGTGCGCGCGGCGGAAACGGCGTTGCCGATGATCGGCCCGGGGCGGTCGTTGACGATCGGGGCGCTGCCGCCCGGCCTGGACCCCGATGACCTGGTGCGCGCCAGCATCGCCGCCGGCGAGGATCCGGCGCAGACGCTGGCGGCGTGGCTGATGTTCAACCGACCCATGTCGGCGCAGGAATGCCTGCTGAACCATGCGCTCGAACAAGTCGACAGCGATAGCCCCGAGGCTTGGTCGGCGGCGTGGAAGCGGCTGCAGGACTGGGCGGCGACGATCGTCGACGACGATACGCGAGCGCTGACGGTGATGCACTGGCGGCGGCGGTGGGAGGTCGCGGCCGAGCTGATCGCCGATATACCGGTGACGGTGCGCCTGTCGGCCGATCCCGTCGACGACGACTGGGCTTGCGACGAATGCGGGCTGGCGACCGATCCCCAGTCCGGGTGTCTGAAAGCCGGATATTGCCCGCATCGCGACGGGATCGACGCGACTATCTATGGCGGCATGCTCGCCGATGGGGACGATGCCCGGGTGCAGGCGATGGTGATGTGGCTGGTCGGCACGTACGACGACATCGCCGACATTCAGGCCGACCAGAAGTTTCGCCTAAGCATGGCCAAGGAAATGGGGTTCGACCCGCCGATGCTGCGCAAGATGGCGAAGGCAGTGATCCAGGACCGCGACAAGCCGGACACCCGCGTCCTGAAGGAGGCGCGCGAGGTGGCCTATCGCCGCGCCATCGGCCTGAAAGGGCCGCTCAACGAAGAATTTCTGCCACCGCCGTTCGCCACGGGCGCCGCGGCGGTCGAGGGGAAGCGCGCGCCGGCGCTACCGCCGCCGACAAGGCGGATCGAGGCGATGATGGATATGATCGAGGGGAGAGGGTGATGGGGCTTCCGAAGAGGGAATTTTCGCGGGCGGAAGCGCTGATCCTTGGCGAGATTGGCGATCCCGCCGACTGTAAATGCCTGAGTTTTCGTCACCTAGCCGAGCGAACAGGCTTACCCCGCGATGAGGTCATAGATGCGTGCAGGACGTTAAAGGCCGACGGCTTCGCGGATTGCTACACTGGTTTGTGGACTGATGACGGCGAGCCCTATGGTTCGGGGTACGGATTGAGCCGTGCATATCTCGCGGAAATGCAGAGCGAATAGCCCGTGGCGTCCGCAGCAAATGACCCCCCGCCCCCCGATGTGGGGCAGGCTTTGCCTCCTTCCGCCATGGAAGGGGCGGCTGCGTCATTCCCCGGGGGTGCGGGGGGTGCGTCGGCGCGCATACGCGTGCTGCCCGATCCCGAGCGCGATCGACTGTGCGCGACGTTCCCGCAGACCGATCTTGGCAATGCCGAGCGGTTTCGCGCCCGGTTCGGCCACCTGTTCCGATTTTGCCCCGATATCGGCTGGCTGAAGTGGGACGGCCGGCGCTGGGCGCTGTTGACGCAGGAAAAAGACGAACTGCCCGGCGAGGTCATGCAGGCGATCTATGTCACCGTGCGCGCGATCGGCAACGAGGCGGCGGCGGTCGCGGAATCGGGGCGCATCGACGAGGTCGAGCCCGAGCTGGCGCGCGAGGAAAGCCGGATGGACTTCGTCGTCCGTTACAAGTCGAATATCGCGATCCTGTTCAGCGACACGCTGCGCGACCATGCCAAGGCGAGCGAGAGCCAGGCGCGGCTGGGCGCTATCCCCTCGCTGGCCCGCAATTTCGCGACGACGCTGGTCCGCGCCGCCGATCTGGACGTCGACCGGATGGCGATCAACGTGCTCAACGGCACGCTGCGGCTGGAAAACAACGGCAATATGCTGTGTGTCCGGTTGCACGACCATAATCCCGACGACCTGATCACCAAGGTCGCGAACGTCGTTTACGACCCCGACGCGACCTGCGCCGATTATGACGGGTTCTTTGAACGGGTGATGCCCGATCCCGACGACAGGCGTTTTCTGCACCAATGGGCAGGCCTGTCGGCGACCGGCGACGTGTCGTATCACAAGATGGCGTTTTTCTGGGGCAAGGGGCGCAACGGCAAATCAACCTGGGTCGAAGCCGTCGCCTCGCTGCTCGGCGAATATGCGCAGGTGATCAAGTTCGACACCTTCCTCGAGCAGGCAGCCAAGCGCAAGGGGGCCGATGCGACGCCCGACCTTGCCCGCCTGCCCGGCATCCGATTTCTGCGCACAAGCGAGCCCGAAAAGGGCGCGAAGCTTGCCGAGGCGCTGATCAAGGAAGTGACTGGCGGCGAACCGATGTCGGCGCGGCACCTGAACAAGGGCTTTTTCGATTTCCTGCCGTCGTTCAAGCTGACGGCGCAGGGCAATTATCGGCCGAAAATCACCGGCCATGACGACGGTATCTGGGGGCGCGTGCGCCTGGTGCCGTGGACGGTGCGCATCCCCGACAAGGAGATCGACACCGAGTTGCCCGCCAAGCTGAAGCGCGAGGCATCGGGCATATTGAACCGGATGCTCGACGGGCTGCTCGACCTGAAGATGAACGGGCTGGCCGAGAGCGACAATATCCGCGCGGCGACGGCCAAGTATCGCGACCAGAGCGACCAGCTCGGCCGCTTCCTCCACGATTGCACAGCCGACAAGGCGGGCGAGAAGGTCCGATCCGGCGCGCTGTTCGACCTGTTCAAGGCATGGGCGGCGGTGACCGGCGCCGGCGAGTGGCAGCCGCAGGGCTTCGCCAAGGCGATGGAGGATCGCGGCTATGAGCGCAAGACGTCGAACGGCGTCTGGTGGCTCGACCTGATCACGACGGTCACCGAAGAGGACGTCAAGGACGGTCGGTTCGGCAGCGTAGCGGGCGGTGACGACGCGGCGCCCGCGACCTATGCGCCGCCGCCGTTGGACGATGATGACGCTTATGATCCATTCGGATGAGCGCGCGCCTGATCCCCCTGCACCCCCGTTTCAGCGGGGTCGAATGGAAGGAGAAGTCCTTCCACGGAAGGAGCCCGTTCGGCCAGTGGAAGGAGGCGCGGCGCCAGCATTTCTGCGGGTTTGGAGGGAGTGGAGGGAGGTTTCGCCCCGGTCCCCATATGCGGGCGCGGGCGCGCGGGCATGCGCGAACAGGTCTATATGTCCTTCCACTCCTTCCATTTCATCCAATCAGGGTGATCAGGGGTTTGAATTTCATGGGGAAATTAATGCCGTCAGCGACGGCTCACCGTCCTTCCATCGTGGTTGTGACGGAAGGAGGCGGGGTTCCGCCGCAAATGGGAGTATGGAAATGGTGAGTATCAGGCGTTCGGGCATGGCGGCGCTGGCGGTGCGGATCGATGCGGCGCCGGTCGCGCTCGACGTGCCGCGCGGGCGCGAGGCGTTGGAGGCGGCGATGGCCGAGGCGGTGCGGCTGTCGTGGTTGTTGACCGATCGTACGGGATCGTCGCCGTTCGCCAGCGACGGGCCCTGGCATCTGATGACGCGCGACCTGCGCGCGGGCGACTATGATGCGCGTGGCGGTGACATGGACGACGCGCCGGCACCGCGCGAGACGCTGGGCGTCGTGGACATGGCGTTGATCGAACGACTTGGCGGATGGCTGACGCTGCTGGCGCGGCGGCACCGGCGCGGGAGCGAGCGGGCGGGTGCGGTGTCCGATGGCGCGGTGGTCGCCGCGGTGATGCGGCAATATGCGACGGGGCGGTCGCAGGTGGACTGGGGCCGGGTGATGAAGGCGGTCGGGCTGGATCGCGGCAAGGGTGCGCTGCGTCATCGCTATGACAGAGCAATGGACTGGTTGGCCGCCGAGGTAGCGAAGGGGCGCTGACGCGTCTTGCCGCTGCATGCGTCGATGTACGACGAAATGACTAAGCCAATGATATCCAGCCTTAAACATCGTCAAGGCCTAAAGATGTTTAGCCCCTGCAAATATCTTACGAGCGGATATGGGCATCAAATGCTACATCGGTCAGGCATCGTGGTGACGGTGCGCCCGGGCGACGGGGCGCTCTTCGATCGGCGATGCATCCTCTCCCTGACTGGCGGGCGCGGTGGCAGCAATGCTTCCGCGCCCGTCTGTTTATCGGGGAGCGTGAGGGACATCATGGGAAAGCTGACGGCATTGGGATCGAGGGTGGCGACGCTGCCGCCGCGCGTCGCAGTGCCAGCGAAGCGCGCCGATACGCTGTACACCTCGCCCGAATGGAGGGCGCTGGTCAGGGCGATCAAGGCGGCGCGCGGCCCATACTGCGAGCGCTGCGGGTCGAGCCATCGGGTGGCGGGCGATCACATCGTCGAGGTGAAGGATGGCGGGGCGCCGCTCGACGCTGCGAACGTCGAGCTGCTTTGTCAGTCCTGCCACAACCGCAAGACCGCGGCAGCACGGGCGAAGCGCGCCGGGCTGGCCTGACGCGCAGCGGCGGGGCGGTGAGAGGGGCGGGGTCGAAAGTTCGGAAGCCTCTAGGCCCCGGAAACCCCATGCCTCGCATCGACAGATTTTTTTTCGGATTGGTGATTTTTGGAGGGCGAATTGAGCGAGGACGGGGTCGATCTGTTCGGGAACCCTGTCTTGTTCGCGAAGCCGCGCGGGCGCGGGCGTCCGCAGCACGTTCCAACTATCGAAAATCACAACAGAATTTTGCTGTTGGCCGCGACTGGTCGCAGTGAAGAAGAATGCGCGGCGGCGATTGGCGTCAGTCCGCCGACGTTGCGGAAGCATTATTTTTCGGCCGTGCAGTCGTTCGACCGCGCCAAGCTGGTGCTGCAGGGTGAGCGCCTGTCGCTGCTTGCGGCCGAAGGCGCGAAGGGCAACGTCGCGGCGATCAAGGAGCTGGGCAAGGAGATCGAGCGGGGCGAGTTGCGCGCGCTGGGCGAGCGGGTCAAGGATCGCGGCAAGAGCGAACAGCTCACGAAAGCCAAGGGGTTGAAGGAGCAGCGGAAAGAGGCCGCGCAGGGCGTCAAGGGGCTGTTCGAGCCCCGCAAGCCGCCGTCGTCGCTGGCGCACTGATGTCATATGGCGGTGCCGCGATGGACGACGGCGTGCCCGGACTGGGCCGACCGGATCGTCGCGCGCGATTCGCTGGTGCCGGTCGGGGCGCTGTTCCCCGAGGTCGCGGCGCACGCGCTGGGCGTATTCAAGAGTCTGCAGGTCACCGACCTGCCGCAGAAAGGAGACGGTACTTACCCGACGCTGGGTGAGATTTGCGACGAGTTCGTTTTCGACCTGGTCGCGGCGCTGTTCGGAGCCGAAGATGGCGAAACCGGCGAACGGTTGATCAAGGAAGTCTTGCTGTTGATCAGCAAGAAGAACGGCAAATCGCTGATCGCGGCGGGCATCATGGTCACCGCGCTGATCATCAACTGGCGCCACCATAACGAACTGCTGATCCTCGCGCCGACGATCGAGGTCGCGGGGAACAGTTTCAATCCGGCGGCGGGCATGGTCCGCGCGGATCCGGAACTGGACGCGCTGATGCACGTCGTCGAGAATACACGGACGATCAAGCATCGCGTCACCGGCGCCGAGCTGAAAATCGTGGCGGCGGACAGCGGCGTCGTCGGCGGCAAGAAGGCCGGTTTCGTGCTGGTTGAGGAATTGTGGCTGTTCGGCAAGAACAGCAAGGCGGCGGCAATGCTGGCCGAGGCCACGGGCGGCCTTGCCACCAAGCCCGAAGGTTTCGTCGTGTTCATCACGACGCACAGCGACGAGCCGCCGGCAGGCGTGTTCAAGGAAAAGCTGGCCTATGCCCGCGACGTTCGCGACGGCAATATCGACGATCCGGCGTTTCTGCCGATCTTGTACGAGTGGCCGGAGGATATGCTGGAGGACGAGTCCTATTTGGACCCGGACTTCTTCTATGTGACCAACCCCAGCCTGGGGCGGTCGGTGACGATGGCGTTCCTTAAGCGCGAGCTGGGGAAAGCGCAATCGGGTGACGGCGACGAGACGATACAGGTCTTCCTTGCGAAGCATCTGAACGTCGAGATCGGCTTGCGGCTGCGGCGCGACCGCTGGTCGGCGGCGACGGTGTGGGAGGATGCGGCAGACGACGGCCTTGACCTCGACGCGCTACTGGCCCGGTGCGAGGTCGCGATCGTCGGGATTGACGGTGGCGGCAGTGATGACCTGTTCGGCCTGGCAGTTGTCGGTCGCGAGCGCGACACGGGAATTTGGCTGGCGTGGGCGCATGCATGGGTTCAGCGCATCGCGTTGACGCGCCGTCAGTCCATTGTGTCGCTACTGCACGGGTTCGAGGCCGATGGGGATTTGACGATCTGCGATAGCGGGATCGTCTTGCTCGACCAGATGGCGACGGTCGCGGCCAAGGTTCGGGCGACTGGCCTGATGCCAAAGGAAGGTGGGATTGCAATCGACCCGTGGAGCATGGGGCCGATTGTCGATGCGCTGGTCGAGGCCGGGTTCGACCCCGGCGACGAATCGGCAAAGCGCGCCGGGCATATGTTCGGGATCAAGCAGGGGGTCGCGCTGTCGAGCGCGATCCACACGGTTGAGTTCAAGCTGAACAACGACTTGCTGCGCCATGACGGGTCGGAAATGATGAACTGGTGCGTATCGAACGCGCTGGTCCAGCTGCGCGGGTCGAACCGATTCGTCAGCAAGGAATTGTCGGGGGCGGGCAAGATCGACCCGCTGATCGCCGTGCTGAACGCGGTGAAGGTCATGGAAACGGGCCCGGTGGCGGGCGGGTTGGATATTTCGCCGTACCGGAAGCGCGGGCTTTTGGTGGTTTGAAGGGATCGACGTGGGCTGGTTTCGGGATTTCGTATCGGCGGTGATGGCCTCCGATGCGCCGCAACCGGTGCGCCCGCGCGCGTCGTCGGACGGCGGCGTGATCATTTCGACCGCCGCCGATCTGGACGCCTGGGTGCGATCGCAGGATGGCGGCGGGTCGGTCAACGATGCGATGAAGGTCGCCGCGATTTTCGCGTGCGTCCGGATTATTTGCGGATCGGTCAGCACCTTGCCGTTTCAGGTCAAGCGACGGATCGACGAGAGGACCCGCGCGGATGCGGGCGACCACGGACTGAACGCGGTGATCAACCGCCGCCCCAATCGGTGGCAGAAGCCGGCGCAGTTCAAATCCATGATGCAGGCGCATGTCCTGCTCCGCGGCAATGCCTATGCGGCGATTACGCGCGGCGTCGGCGGTCGGGTCATCGCGCTGACGCCGCTTCACCCTGACCGGGTGCAGGTCAAACAACGCGAAGATTTGACGGTCGAGTATATCTGGACCCGCAAGAATGGCGGGCAGGTCACCTTCGCGCAGAGCGAGGTCATGCACCTGTTCGGGCTTACCCTCGACGGCGTCAAAGGCGTCTCGACGATCACATACGCGCGCGAGACGATCGAAGAAGCGCGCGCCATGGCTGGTCACGGCCGCGCGATGTTCAAAAACGGGGCCAGTGTCTCGGGGGCACTGCAGATGCCCAAAGGTTCGTCGCTTACCGAAGAGCAAGTCGAGCGGTTGCGCGCCAACATGGACGAATACCGTCAGGGCGGCGCACGCGAGGGCCGGGTCATCATTCTGGAGGATGGCCTAGAGTTCAAGCAGATGGCCCTGTCGTCCGAGGATGCGCAGTGGATCGACGGGCGAAAGTTCAGCCGCAGCGACATCGCGATGTTTTTCGGGATGCCGCCGCACATGATCGGTGACACCGAAAAGTCGACGAGCTGGGGCACAGGCATTGTCGAGCAAACGCAAGGTTATCGGGCGTTCACGCTCGAGCCGCATCTGGTGATGTGGGAAGAAGGGGTCAACGGCGATTGCCTCGATCCCGACCGCCGCCGCGACGATGTCGGCATTTACGTCCGGTTTAATCGCAATGCCATCGTGCGGAGTGACATCAACAAACGATGGGAAGCCTATCAGAAGGGCCTGCAGTGGGGTGTCTACAGCCCGAACAAGGTGCTGGAAATGGAAGACGAAAACCCGCGTCCCGATGGCGATATCTATTATCCGCCGCCGAACATGACGGCGGACAGCGAAGGGAAGAAAGATGTCTCTGCGTAAGCCGCCGCAGGCGAAGGCGCCCGCGCGCCCCAAGGGGTTTCAGTGGGACCCGCCGAGCGATGCGCTGTCGAAGTGGGCCGAGCGCCCCGTTGCGGTCGCGGGCGACGACGACACGGTGATCAACATCCTCGAACTGATCGGCGAGGATTGGTGGACCGGCGGCGGTTTCACGGCGCAGGATATGGCGGCGGCGCTGAAGCGCGCAAACGGGCGCGCGGTGACGGTCAACATCAATTCGCCGGGCGGCGATATGTTCGAAGGGATCGCGATCTATAACCAGCTCGCGCAATATTCGGGCGAGGTCACGGTGAACGTGCTTGCGCTGGCGGCGTCGGCGGCGTCGTTCATCGCGATGGCGGGCGACACGGTGCGGATGGCGCTGGGGTCGTTCCTGATGATACATAATTGCTGGGGGCTGGTGATCGGCAACCAAAAGGATCTGCGCGACGCGGCCGAGCTGTTCGCGACCTTCGACGGAGCGCTCGCCGAAATCTATGAGGGGCGCGCGAAAATCGACATCGCCGCGATCGCGGCGATGATGGACGCCGAAACATTCCTGTCGCCAACGAAGGCGATCGAGGCGGGCTTCGCCGACGAAACGATGGCCGACGAACCTAAGACGCAGGCGCGTGCGGATGCGAAGCCCGACAGCGCCCTGATCGCACGCCGCCAGATAGAGGCGGCGCTGGCAAAGAATGGAATTTCGCGCAGCGACCGGCGCCATCTGGTCGAGGCGCTGGGGACCCCGCGCGATGCAAGTCCCCGAACCGGCGCCCTGCGGGATGCAAGCGTCAGCGACGGGCTGAAAAGCCTGATTTCGACGATGTCGGGCAAGTGAGCCCGCAAACGGAGTAGCGACAATGAAGAATTTCAATCCCACCCGCGCTCGCGGGATCGCCCGCGTGCGGGCACAAGACGACGTCGCCGCGCTGATCGCGCAGGTGAAGACGTCGTTCGAAGCGTTCAAGGCCGAACAGACGGCGGCGATCTCCGATCTGAAAAAGGGTCAGGAGGATGTTGTGCGCGCCGAGAAGATCGGCCGCATCGAGACGTCGATCACTGACCTGACGACGGCGGTTGAAGATGCCAAGGCCGCGGTCGATGCGATGAAGATCGGCGGCGGTGCGGGCGATGCGCCGACCGCCGCGGTGCGCGAATATGCGAAGGCGTTCGACGCCTATGCCCGCCGCGGCAAGCGCGAGGACGAGTTGCCCGAACTGGCAGTGAGGGCGGCGTTGACGACCGACAGCGATCCCGACGGCGGCTATTTCGTGCCCGAGAATGTCGACAGCACCGTCACGCGCGTGCTGGGCGTCAATTCGGCAGTGCGATCGGTCGCGCGGGTCGTTTCGGTCGGCAGTGACAGCTTCAAGATGCTGGTCGGCCAGGGCGGCGCGGACGCGGGCTGGGTCGCCGAAAAGGACGCGCGTCCCGAAACCGGCACGCCGCGCATGGCGCAGCTCGATCTGGTGTTCGGCGAGCTTTATGCCAATCCGGCGGCGAGCCAGCGAACGCTCGATGATGCGATGTTCAAAGTCGAAAGCTGGCTGGCGGGCGAGATCGCGATTGCGTTCGCCGAGGCCGAGGGTGCGGCCTACATCAATGGTGACGGCAACAAGAAGCCGCGCGGACTGCTCTCCTATGATATGGTCGCGAATGCGAGCTACGCCTGGGGCAAGATCGGCTATATCGCGTCGGGCAAGGCAGACGGCTTCCTCGCCCCGACGACCTCGGCATCCCCCGCCGATGCGCTGGTCGATCTGTTCTATGCGCTGAAGGCCGGTTACCGGAACGGTGCATCGTTCCTGATGGGCGACGCGACGGTCGGCACGATCCGGAAGTTCAAGGACGGCGACGGCACCTGGCTGTGGCAACCGCCGACGGCCGAAGGGCCGGCGACGATCCTGGGCAAGCCGGTGATCACCGACGACAATATGCCGGGGGTTGCCGCCGGCGAATTCCCCATCCTGTTCGGGGATTTCGCGCGTGGCTATACCATCGCCGACGTCGTCGGGACGCGCGTGCTGCGCGATCCCTTCACCAACAAGCCCTTCGTCCATTTCTATACGACGAAGCGTGTTGGCGGCGGCGTGTCGAACTATGAGGCCGTCAAGGCGCTCAAGATCGCCACGAGCTGATCGGGCCGGGCGGGGCCGCTGGTCCCGCCCTTTGCTTATCCGTTTTTCGAAAGGATCGAATGATGAAAGACCTTCACAGCAATGTGGCGGCGCTGACGATGATCGGCGCCGCCGCCCTGTCCGCCGACAACACGCCGCTGGCGATCCATCTTCAGGGTTTCAACGCCGCCGAAATCCTGCTTGCCATCGGCACAGGCGGGATCACGTTCAGCGGCACGAACAAGATCGAGTTCAAGCTGACGCACAGCGATGACGGTTCGACCTATGAAGCCGTGACGATCGACGATGTGCTTGGCGTCGACGCGGTCGGGACTGGTGGAATCATCAAGGCTCTGATCGCTGCACACGCCGATCCGGCGACCTATCGTTTCGGCTATGTCGGCGGTCGCGCCTATCTCAAGTTGCTCGCCGACTTCAGCGGCACGCACGGGTCGGGCACACCGATCGCGGCGATCGCCCTGCTCGGCCATCCGCAACTCGCCCCGGTCGCGAACGCGGCCTGAGGCGGCGGGCGCGCGGCGGTTTCAACCCTTGCCCCCGCGCGCCCGTTTTCCTGTCTGATCGAAGCGAGGCCCGGCGATGATCTTCACGCTCGACCTTTCCGCGATGCCGGAAGACTATGGCGACGCGGTGGTGTCGCTCGAGGCGGCGAAGGCGCATTTGCGGGTGCTGGAGGATGACGAGGACGATCTGATCGCGGCGCTGCGCGATGCGGCGGTGCAGATGGTCGAGAATTATACGGGGCTGGTGTTGCAGCCGCGCGAGGGCGCGGCGGCGATGGTGTGGCGGGCCGAGGGTCTGCCGATCGGCGGCGGGCCGGTGTCGATGGGGTGCCGCCCGGTCCGTGAGGTGCTGTCGGTGACCTATCTGGATTTCGCCGGCGCCGAGCAGACGGTCGATGTCGATACGCTGCGGATCGTCGATCAGGGCAGCATTGCGGCGCCGCCGGGCGCGAACTGGCCTGCCGGGGTCGCGGGCGGTGTCGTGGTGACCTTTGCCGCCGGGCTGGACGATGTGCCGCCGGCGCTGGTCACGGCGGTGAAGATGTTCCTGGCGACGCTGTACGCCCAGCGCGAGACGATCGTGCTGCGCGGGGCGGGGGGCCAAGTCACGGCGGGTTTCAAGATGCTCTGCCACCCCTACCGGCGGTTGCGCGTCTGATGCTGGGCGCGGGCGATTATGACCGCAAGGTGTCGTTCCATGCATCTGCGGGCGCGGAGGATGGCATGGGGACGGTCGGCAACGGCTTTGCCGAGGCGGTGCATTGCCAGGCGTGGGCGAATGTCCGCTTCGGATCGTCGGCCGACCGGCGGGCGAGCGCCGAGGCGCGAGTGGCGGATGGCGTGGTGCCGTCGCAATCGGCGACGTTCCGGGTGCGGTCGACGGCGAAGCTGCGCGCGGTGACGCAGGGCTTTGCCGTCGCCTATGCCGGGTCGCTGTGGGGCATCGCCTCGATCGCCGAGATTGGGGGGGGCGCCGACGAGATCGAATTTACCGCGACGCGGGTCGGGGCGTGAGATGAAGTTCAAGATGGAAATGCAGGGCGGCGCCGATCTGTTGCGCGGGCTGAAAGCGATGGCGCGCGATGACGAGTTGGACATCGTGAAGATGGTCGCGCTGGAGGATGCAGGCGCGCCGATCCGAGACGCCGTGAAGCTGGAGGCGCCGTTCGACGAGGGTCGCCTGTTCACGGCGGTCGAGATGGAAAGCGATTTCAGTGCGCCGAAGAAGGTGAAAACGCGGACGGGTCTGGCGATCTGGGTCCGGCATACGAATGATTATCGTCCGCTGAAACGAGTGCCTGAGGGTAAGGCCAAGCGGAGCCGGTACGGTTACGTCAAGCGTGACTATCAGAAAGGGTCGGTGCCCGCCGTGTATGGTGCTTTCCTGAACTTCCTCGCCCGCTTTGGTGGTGCGGTCGGATGGATGGATCGCGGCTGGGACGCGGAGGGCGGCCAGCCCGCCATCGATCGCGCGAAACGCTCGCTGGCAAGCTCGCTCGTCATACTCGTCAAGCGGCGGTTTTCGGGCCGCTGAGATGGTGTGGACGTCGGACCTGCTGACGCGGGCGCGGGCGGCGCTGCCCGGAGCGGCGAACCGCATCGCCTGGTACGAGCGGCAGCGCGGGTGGGGTGATAAGCTGTCGGTTCTGTTGAACCTTGACGACGACGGGCGGCTTTACTCGCACGACGGGCCTAGTGGGCTGGACGACAAGGATATCACGGTCGACGTGTTCGGCGCGACAGGCGAACCGGTGGAGGTCGCGGTCGAGACGCTGCGGACGATGTTCGAGACGCGCGACGTGACGGTCGGCGGGACGATTTTCGGAATGGGTTTCGTGCGCACCGGACGCACGCTGGGGCCCGAGGATATGCCGGACGGGGCGCGGGTGTTCCGTCGCCGGATGCTGGTGCGATTTTCTGTAGAAGCTGCCTGATGAAAGGATTTGAGCCATGACGGCTAGCGCAAAGAAGACGTTTGGGGGCGAGCTGTGGGCCGCCGAAGTGGGCGACCCGTTGGTGAAGGTCGCGGAATCGCTGTCGATTGCCTTGCCGGTGATGACGCGCGCCGCGACGAACGTCACGACGCATGATGGCGGGCAGGCGCAGGAATTTTCGCCCGAGGGCACCTATGATCCCGGCGAACTGAACCTGACTGGCCATTATATCGCCGGGTCGACCGACGATGATCTTTTCATGCTGTCGGTGACGACCGGCGCGCTGCTGGAGTTCAAAGGCGTCGCCAAGGCCGCATCGGGGACCGAAGACCTGGAGGGTGTGGCCTTTGTCACCAGCTATGGTCCGAACGCGTTCGAAGTGAACGGGGTGCAGATGTTCAGCGTGACGCTGAAGGTCACCGGCGAAGTCGACCAGTCGCCGACCCCGACGCCCACGCCCACCCCGTAATCGCGATGGTGGAAACTGTCAGCGGCGAGGTCGCGGTGCCGTTCGGCGGCGCGACCTATCGCCTGATCTTTGATTTCGGCGCGATCGAACATTTCGAGATCGCGACCGACGTGTCGTTTGCCGAATTCCTGATCCAGATGACGCTGGCGCAGGCGGGCGCGGCGGCGTTGCCGAAGCTGTCGATGCTGGCGCGGTTCGTCCATGCGGGCCTGCAGCGCCATCATGACGACGTGCCGCTGGAGCAGGCGTTCGTCATGTGGAACGACGCGAAGGTGCAGGCTGCGCTGGGACAGGCATCGAACAAGGCGCTGCCGAAGGGGGAGCGGGGGCCCGCGGCGAAAAGCCGGTCGACGCGGGCGAAGCCAGGCGCGCCATCGCGGCGGCGTGGATCGAGGCCGGCGAAAGCCTGAGCGATTTCTGGCGCGCGACGCCGCGCCAGGTCGAATTGGTGATCGTGGCGGCGGCCGAGCGGCGCGACCATCTGGCGTGGCAAATCGCGCGCGGGGTGCGGGGGACGAATATCCGTACCTATGAAGAATTTTCCGGACGGTCGACCGAGGCCACCGGAAGCGTGTTGCCGAAGGAGCAAAGCGCCGATGAGGTGGCGCGGCGGTTCCGGCTGTGGCGGCAGGCGTTGAAGGCGAAGTTTCGGAAGAAGGATTAGAGGCAGGCCTTGACCTTATCCGAACCCGATCCGACGGGGAGGCTGGACCTCAGTTCCAGGCGGCTGCCGGTGTCAGTGCCGATGATGTCCCAGCGTATAACCGGTGCGCCGAACCCGTTCTTGCGTACGACCACATAGTGATTTTCGTCAGCGCGAATGGCGGGGTTGTCGCCTTGGAGGCTCAGGGCAATGCAGCCCGCCACGACGTCGGGCTTTTTCGGGCTGACCAAGGTCATGTCGATTTCGTCCTTGCCGAGGCCGGCGGGACTTGCGGCGCAACCGGTCAGGGCGAGAGCGGCGATTGCAACAGTTAAACGCATAGTTTCCCCCTCCGAATAGGCGGGCAACAATAGGCCGGATACATGTCCGGCGCGAGCTTTTTCAACATTCCGGCATCCAATTGGCCGGTTCAACGATGGGAGTAGACCGTGGCCGATAATGTCGTCGCGCGGCTGCGCATCCTGTTGGGGATGGACAGCGCGGAGGTGAATGCCAGCGCGCGGCAGACCGACAAGGAAGTGACGAAGATGTCGAAAGGCATCGCGTCGGCAGCCAAGATCGCGACGACGGCGCTGGGCGCGTTAGGGGCGGCGTTCACCGTCGATGCGGTGGTCCGGGTCACCAAGGAAGCGATCAAATATACGACGGCGATCAAGGACCAGGCGCGCGAAGCGGGCGTGACGACGAAGTCGCTGCAGGAATATCGCTATGCGGCGCTGATGGCCGGGGTGTCGAACGATCAGCTTGCCGACGGACTGAAGGAGCTGACGCTGAAAATCGGTGAGGCGGCAGACGGGAGCAAGTCGGCCGCGGCGATGTTCGGCGATTATGGCGTCAGCATCCGCGATGCCAATGGCCAGGTGCGCAACGCGGCCGATATCCTGCCCGAGCTGGCCGATGCCTATATGAGCCTGCAATCGCCCGCCGAACGGGCAACCTTCGCGGCGAAGCTGTTCGGCGAGGAAGCCGGGCCGAAGATGCAGGCGCTGCTGGAGCAGGGCAAGGCGGGGATGAACAATTATCGCGCGGCGGCCGAAGAGCTGGGCATGGTCATCAGCGACGTCAACATCAAGAAGGCCGAGGATGCCGAAAAGAAGATGGCGGCGCTCAGCCGGGTGTTGTCGGTCAATATCGCCACGTTCGTTGCCGAAAATGCCGATGCGATCGCCAATCTGACCGACAAGCTGCTGGAGCTGGCCGGAGCGGCGGTGCGGGCCATGAATGCGTGGAACAAGTGGCAGGGCGGTCCCGGCAGTCCGTCGGCGCAGGCCGAAAATCTGCGCATCATTCGTCAGAACCGGGGCGACGTGCAGACGGGGTCGTCGATGATCGGCGACACCTATGCGGTTGGCGATCGAGGCACGACACGGCGCACGGGCTACATCGATGCGTTCGGTAATCCCTACAAAAAGGATCGGCGCATCCGGTTGCCCAAGGGCGGGCGTGGCGGCGGCGGTGGTGCCAATGCCATCGGATCCTCGCTGTTCGGTGGCACAGACTTTGCGCAGTTCATGCCGGGGACAGCGGGGCCGGACTGGATCAAGGCGGCGGCGAACGATTATGTCGATATCGCCGCGTCGGCCGCCGAAATGGCACGGGAGAATGACAAGGCGCGGGCGACGCTGGCCGAAATGGCGAACGAGCATTCGCCGCGCCTGCTGAGCAACGTCAAGGCGCTGGTGCCCGAGATGGCCCGGCTGGACGCCGACCTGCAGCGAATATTGGATCGTCTGTATCCCGAAGAGGCACGGGCGCGCGAATATCGGGACGAGGTGGCGTTGCTCAACGAAGGGCTGAAGGCCGGGCGGATCAGTGCCGAGGATCATCGCCGCGCGATCGCCGACCTGCGCAACGAATATACGGGTCTGACCGAAGCGTTGCGCGAAACGCAGATTGCCGTCGTCGATGGCGGCAAGTCGCTGGACGATATTTCAGACGATATTTCCGACCGGCTGCCGAAGGCGCTGCGCAGTGTCGACGACGCCGCCGACGAGCTGCGCGTGCGGTTTGTCGGCAGCTTTGCGCAGATGACCGACGGGGCGCTGCGCGAGGTCAACCGGTTCGTGAACGGCATCAAATCGGGCAATTTCCTGGACATCATCGGCGGGCTGCTGGGTGCGATCGACGGGATCGCGGGTATCGTGACGGGCGGCAAGGGAACGAAGATTTTCGGCATGTCGTTCGGGGGTGGCGGACGCGTGCCAGGTGCGGCGACGGGGATCGATGGGACGCTGGGCGGATATTCGGGGATCGACCGCAATTTGTTGTCGATGAACGGCGAACCGATGTTGCGGGTGTCGCGCGGCGAAAAGCTGACGATCACGCCGGCGAACGACCGTGACGGCATGGGCGGCGGCGGCCAGGATGGCACCCTGACGGTGCGGTTGGAGAAGGACGGGTCGATGTCGGCGTATCTGGCGGGCATCGCCGGTCAGGTGGTCGACGCACGCACCCCGGCGATCGCCAAGGGGGCGGCGTCGGCGGCGGTGGCGAAGGTCGGCCGCATGCAGCAGAAAATGATTAGCTGAGCCAGACGAGATGATCGACCTTCCCGACACGCCGGGTCCGGCGGATTCCGAATGGCATCCGCTCGACTTTGGCTCGACGCGCGTCCCGCCGCTGGGCGGGGCGGTGCAGCGGATCAATCGCAACGGCAATCGTTATGCCATCCAGGTGCAGCTGCCGTCGCTATCATTGTCGGATGCCCTAAGGTGGCGGGCGCGGCTGACCAGTGCAGTTCGCGAGGGTGCGCGCTGGAAAATCCGGCAAGTGGGGCTACCGATTGCGTCATTCGGGGATGTGCGCGTCGCAGGCGCCGAGCAGACGGGAATGTTCCTGACCGTCGATGGCGGCACCGCAGGGGCGCCGTGGGCGCTTGGTCAATTCGTGAATCTGATCGTCGGCGGGCAGCGGTATTTGCATCAAATGGCCGAGCCTGGTGCGTTCGCCGCTGACGGAACCGCGACGTTGCCGTTGGTCGAGCCGCTGCGCGTGGTGCCCGGCGATAATGATGTCATCGACTGGGCGCCACGGATCGAAGGATTTGTGCCCCAAGAATCCGCGGTGATGCGGATTGGCAGCGATCGGCGCGGCTATGGCGGATTTTACATCGAGGAAATGGGCTGATGGCGCTGGGCGATCGCTTCATCGCGCTGGTCGGGCTGGCGCAGTTCGACTTTCCGGGGCGAACGGTGCGGCTGGCCGACGGCGGTGTCGCGAAAATGGACGGGGAGTTGTTTCACGCCAAAGATGAGGTGTTCGGCGCCTTGGCTGAGGCCGACCCGATCGACGAAGCGATGGGCGATGCACTGCCAGATGGCGGCATCACCCTGTTCATACCCCAGGAAACGGCGCTGTCGGTTGTCATGAACCCGGCACTGCAAGGTTGCCGCGTCCGGTTCTGGCACGGCGAACTGGACATGGCGACGGGGGTAGCGACGGGGGAGATGCTGCGCGACACGCTGGTCGACCAGGTGATGTGGGATCCGATCGAGCGAAAGCTGTCGCTGACGCTGATGGGGCGGACCGAGCGGCTGGCGGTGATCAACCGCGGCAATTACGCCTGCGCGGCGTTTCACAAGTCGGTGTATCCGGGCGAGCGCGGGTTCGACAATTGTACCGACGCGCAGTTTCAGAAGGCGTGGGGCACGGCGGGGGCGCCGCGCGGCGTGACGTCGGGGTCGGGTGGCGGCGGGGCGCGCAACGCAGCGGACCTGATGCGGGGGCTGCGATGAAGCGCCGCGCACGGGACCGCCAGACGGGGCGGTATGTGAAATCGCTGGCGGCGCGGGTCGAGCGGACCGAACGGACGCTGCGCGATTGGCGCGAGCGGCCGTTTCAGTGGTGCTGCGTCCATCTGGCGCGCGCGCATGCGCGTAACATGGGGCATCGCAAGTTGCCCGTCGTGCCCGATGTGGCGAGCGCGGCCGATGCGGTGCGGGCTCTGAAAGCGATGGGGTATCGGTCGATCGCCGAGATGATGGACGCGCATTTCGAGCGGCTGCAGGCGCCCGCCTTTGCACTGGTCGGCGATCTGTTGCTGTTGCCCGGCGAGGATGGCCGCGCGGACGTGCTGGGGGCAATCGGCATTGCCGACGGCGCGGGTAATATCTGGGCCTGGCACGATGCAGGTACGGGCAAGCTAGACGTGATCAAGCAGGCGCAGGCGGCGGCGGTAGCGGGGTGGCGGCTGTGAGCAAGGTTTTTCGCGCCGTCGGCGTAGTCGCGGGCGTGGTGTCTTCGGTCGCGGCCTTTGTCCCGGGCGGGCAGTTGGTGGCGGCTATTGCGGGCGCTGTGTCGGTTGCAGCCAGTATCGGTGCGCAGTTGACCGTGAAAAAGCCGCGCGTGACGGGGGCGATCAATAACCGGATGATCGGTGGCAGCAACCCGATGCCCTATCTGATGGGGCTGGCCTTTTCCGCCGGGGCGCAGGTGGTCGATGAGGGGTATGGCGGGCGGGTCGACAAGGTCGATAATCCGTACAGCTTTACCGGCGTCGTCCATAGCTGTTGCGGGCCGTGCGACGGGATCGACAGTTATCTGGTCGATTGGAACACCGTGTCGATCAGTGGCGGCGCGGCGAGCGGATATTATGCCGGGTTCCTGTTCGTCGGTAGCCAGTTGGGGCAGCGGCCCGAGCCGGGGGTATTGACGCCGCAATGGGGTGGATGCCCGAACTGGGGCAGCGCATACAAGCTGTCGTCGATGTTCGCGACCGGATGGTCGATGAAGTTCGACAAGAAGGGCAAGGTTTACGCGGGCGGACAGCCGCCGTTCGGGATCGTCGGGCGTGGGGTGCGGGTTTACGATCCGCGACTGGACAGCACGTTCCCAGGCGGGTCGGGCCCGCAGCGCGTCACCGACGAATCGACCTGGGCCTATTCGCGCAACCCGGCGCTGCACGCCGGCACCTATGCCTATGGCCGCTGGGTCAATGGCAAGCTGGTGTTCGGGATCGACCAGGGCGACGCGGTCGATTTCGGGGCGGTCGCGGCGTGGGCGAATGTGTGCGACGCGAACGGGTGGACGGTCAACGGGACGATTTACGAACCGGTCGAAAGCCGGTGGAACAATCTGAAGAAAATATGCCAGGCTGGCGGCGGCGAGCCCATCCCAGGGCCGGTAATTGGGTTTTCGTGGCGGGCGCCGCGCGTTGCGCTGGACACGATCCGCGCCGCCGATCTGGCGCCGGGGCCGTTGGGCACGACGGCGATGCAGGGGTGGGCGACACGGATCAACACGATGCGGCCGAAGTTCCGCAGCCCGGCGCATCAGTGGTCGGACACGCCCGCCGATGCGGTGAAGGTCGCGGCGTTCGTCACCGCCGACGGAGAGGAAAAGAGCGAAGAGAATGTGCTGGAGCTGGTCACCGACGTCGACCAGGGGGCCGAGCTGACGCTGTACGAGATATACGAGCGGCGCGAAGCGGGGCCTTTCACGGTGACGGTCGGGCCGCGGCTGCAGGCCTATGGCGTCGGCGACAGCCTGACGATCGCCGAGGATTGCGAGTTGTGGCCGGTGGAGATCGTCGGGACGGTCAAGAGCCGGTCTATCGACCCGGCGACGGGATATTCGACGCTGGAACTGATCGGGGAGACGCCGTCGAAGCATGCGGCGGTGCTGGGCGCAACGGGCGGCGTTTCCGACGCGCCGACCCCGCCGGCGCCGGGGACGTCCGACGGGGTGCTGGGGAACAACAGCGATCCGTTTGGCTATGTTTCGAACTTGATCGGGACCAGCTACGCCGTCGGGCTGACGGTGACGGCGACCGACAGCAGCATCACGATCAGCGACCATGACCGGTCTTATAGCGACCGCGAGGCGCTGACCCCGGTCGACGGCGTCGTGATATCGTCCGGCATCGATCCCGCAACGAATTATTACGGATATTATGACGACGGCGACCGGCTGGGCGGCGCGGTGTCGTGGCAGGTGACCGAGGATTATTTCGAGGCGCAGAACAGCGTCACGCACCCCGACCGGCATTTCGGATTCTACATCACGACCGATGTCGTTGGCGGCAGCGGCTCTTCGGGCGGCGGTTCGCTGCCGCCGGCGGGCGGTGGGTACAATCCGTATCGCCCGGTCGACGATTCATAACGAAGGAGGGCCGAGTGGCGGCGCAAAATAACTATCCGGCGCGGGTGCGAGCGGGCGGGGCGGCTTATATCCCGCTGACCGCCTTCAACAACCGTGATTATCCGTTGCTGATCGTCTTTCGCGGCGTCGACCTGACCACCGCGACTTTTCGCGGGCAGGTGCGGTCACGGCCCGACGCCGACGGCGCCCCGCAGGCAGAATTCAGCTTCACGTCGGAACTGGTCGACGGATCGACGGTGGTTACGGGGTCGATCGCCAAGGCCGACATCGTGGCGTTGCCAGTGGCGGCCGAGCCAGGCGCGGCGTCGCTGTCTTACTACGACATCAGCATCGAGATGGTCGGCGGCATCGAGGAAACCAAATTCGCGGGAGAATTTTACCGGGCAGGGAGTATCACGAAATGAGCACGCCGATCACGTTGGGCGGTACACCGATTGTCGTCGAATTCGGCGACAGCACGCTTTTGGCGCAGAAGGCGGCGGAGAATGCCGCAGCCGAGGTCGGCCTGGCGCAGGCAGAGAGGGTGCTGGCCGAAGCCGCGCGGGACAAGGCACGCGATTGGTCGCAGGGCACCACTCCCGACGGACCTGGTACGAAGAGCGCGAAAGAATGGTCCGAGGCCGCTTCCTCGATCGTCTCGGGCGTCGATGTTAAAGCGACCGACTCGCTCAAAGACACCTACAGTTCTGACCGTAATGCAGCCGCTCAACGCCAGATGTATTGGCCGGTAAAAGCGGTGTTCGAACAGGGCTATTTCAACGGCAGCGGCGTTGAGACGGCGAACACGACCTATCTGCGCACGGTCGATCGGATCCCGGTCAAGGCTGGCGATGTGTTCACGACATCGACCACGGGTCTTTGGGTGATGGCGGCGTATATTTTTGACGCTGCAGGCACTTTCATAGCCGCGACGACGGTGCAGGCCACCAAGGGCGGTGTGACGCTGATCCCGAACGACGGTTTTGCGCGGCTGATCATTCGGAAAAATCCAGCCGTCAACGTGACCCCTGCCGATGTGCTGAACCATGATCCTGGCATACGCATGGTGCCGAACCTGAAGCTTGCCCGCCCGCTCAATCCCGGATTGGGGCCGGAAAGCGTCCCCCGCGGCGCCCTCGCTTCGGCAACGAAAACGGTCACCAATTTGCCCATTCTGCTTGGCGGCTTTCTGGGTGATAACAGCCCTGCTGCCAACGCAACACGGGCATCGACGACCTTCCTGCATCTCGGCAAGGGCAGCGTCATCACCACGACGGACGGCTTCGAGTTTGCGCGATATATCTACAATTCCGCGCGCGAAAACATCGGCGGCGATTCGACGTGGAACACCAGCATCACGGTCGCCAACGACATGCTGGTTCGCCTGCACCTCCATAAGAGCGACAACAGCTCGCTTGTCGGCATCGACACGGCGCCATGGCTGACGATTGATTGGGTTCAGCCCGCCCTTGTGACCAAGGCCGGCGATATCGCGGACGGCGTTATCACTATCGATCATCTGTCATTCGACATTCCCGGAGCGCAGCCAGCGCCGGACTCCTTTCATCTGGTTTGGCTCTTGGGCGAAAGTCATGTTGCCGGGCGCGCGCCGACCATGCCTGATCCCGTCATAGCGGGAAGCGGGTATAAATATATCCGCTCTAGCACTTCGCTTGGCCAGCTTGCGGACCCCACCGGCAATGATTCGACAGCCTTGCTCGGCCGCGGCTCCTATGGCCCCGCAATCGGCAAATCCATGCTGTCGGCATCAGGCGGATCGACCGGCGCCATCATCGTCAACAGTGCGATGGGCGGATCCAAAATTAGCGAATGGGCCTCGGGACAGCCCAACTGGACTCAAGCCCTCGCCGACATCGCGGGGGCTATAGCTGCAATCAAGGCCGCTAAAATCGCGATATCGGGGTGCTCGATCGTGATCGGCCTCGGCAGCAATGATGCCGGGGTGCCTACACCCAAAGCGGACTTCAAGGCCGGCGAGCTAGACCTGATCGGGCGAGCGCGCACTGCGCTGAATGCGGGTGAAGTGCCTGCCGGGATCGTGCTGACCGCGCCGTTCGCGAATGGCACCTCTTATGCCGCCGCTGTCGCCTACATTCAGGAGGCTGAAGTCGAACTTGCCAATGAGGAGTCAGGCGTCTTCCTTCTGACCGACGTGACGCGCTACGCCATTTCGCGAGGCTGGTACATCGACACCGTCCATATGAACCAGACGGCCAATGACAACATCGGTCGGGCGGGTGGCCCCGCACTTTTCGTGCACGGCGCTGGCCGAGCACCGGCGGGCTTGGCGTGATGCCGGACAGCCACGGCAACACCGAACAATCCCCAGCAAAAGGAAATTCGATATGAGCATCGAAACGATGATCGACGCCACGATCGGCAAGGAAGGCGGCTACAGCAATCACCCCGCCGACAAGGGCGGCCCGACCCGCTGGGGAATGACCGAACGGGTGGCGCGCGCGAACGGCTATCAGGGCGATATGCGGACGCTGCCGCGCGAAACGGCGGTGGCGATTTATCGCCTGGTCTATGCGATCCGCCCGGGCTTTGCCGCGGTGGCCGAGATCGACAGTGCAGTCGGCGAGGAATTGTTCGACACGGGCGTCAACATGGGGCCGTCGGTGCCAGCGCTGTGGTTCCAGCAGGCGCTGAATGCGCTGAACGATGGCGGCAAGCTGTACGCCGACATCAAGGAAGATGGCGACATCGGCCCGGCGACGCTGGGGGCGTTCAGGGCGTATCTACGCGCGCGTGGCAGCGAGGCCAGCAAAGTCATGCTGCGGGCACTGAATGCGATGCAGGGGGCGCGCTATATCGAACTGTCGCGGATGCGGGTCGCGAACGAAGCCTTTACCTATGGGTGGCTGCGCACGCGCGTCGCGGTGTGAACCACGAAAACCAACGATAATCAGGGGCGCGCCCATGGAAAATTTCTCCCTATCCGACTGGATCACGGCGGCGGGCTACACGTTGCTGGCGTCGGTCGCGGGGCTGCTGGGGCATGTGATGCGCGAGCATGACAAGGGCAATCCGCTGTCGTGGTGGCGTGCCGCGGCCGAGACATTCTCTTCGGGGCTCGTCGGCTTCCTCGTCATGCTGCTTTGCCGCGCGATGGATATCGACCCTTTGTGGTCGGGGTTCATCGTCGGCATCTTCGGTTGGCTGGGTGCGAATGCGTCGATCCGGCTGCTCGAGCGGCTGGTCTATGAAAAACTGGGGCTGAAGCTGCGCGCCAACACCGACAAGCGGGTTAAGGCGGCGCGGAGCGGGGGAGACAGGGCAACCGAAGGAGAGCAGCCATGACCTGGCTCAGCAAATTCATCACGCCCGGCATCCGATCGCATCTGCTGGGCGCGATCGGCGTCGTCGCGGTGTGCGGGATCGTCATGAGCACGATCGCGGGTTTCTATATCCGGCAGCAGAATCAGACGATCCGCGCCAAGGATGCGGTGATCGCGCACAAGGAAGCGCAGGTCGACGGGCTGGCGAAGTCCGTCGCGTCGATGGCGGCGCTGCGCGAGCTGGAGCATCGGAATGCCCGGCTGTTGCAGGAGAAGTTGACGCTGATCGAGACGCAATCAGTCGAAATGTCGGATCAACTCAGAAAGCTGGAGGCGTCGAATGCCGAGGTCAAAGAATATATGTCTCGCCCTATTCCTGCCGATCTGCGCCGCCTGCTCGAACAAAAGTGAACTGGTGCGGGTGCCGGTCTATGCCGGATTGCCCGCCGAGATGCTGGCGCCGTGCGTCGTCCAGGACGTGCAGCTGGTGACGACCGGCGACATCGTGGTCAGCCGCAATCGATATGTCGAGGCGTTTCAGAAGTGCGCGGCAAAGGTCGATGCGATCCGCAAGCATGATGCGGAGGCGCGGGTAGCGCCCGCTAAATAAGGCCCGGTTGGACGCTTGGCTTCGGCGGTCGCGGGGCGGTCCATGGTTCGGCGGTACGATCGACCAGCAGGCGGTCGGCGGGATATTGGGTCGCCAGCTCCATCGCTTCGTCGGCGGGCGCGGACAGCCAGGCATCGTAATCGTCGGGGTGCAGGATGACGGGCATGCGATCATGAATGGCGAGCATGCGTTCGTCGGTCGCGTCGACCATCACCATCGAATGGCAATTGCCGAATTCGTCGGTCGGGCGCCATATTCCGGCGCAAGCCGCGATCGGTTGATCGGCGATGCTGATCCATGCGCGCGTCATATGCCTCTTTTCTCCCACGGCTTCGCAAAAGGCGGTGATCGGAATCAGACAGCGGTGCGCCGGATCCAGAAACCATGGCCGCCATAGCCCCTTTGGCGCCAGCAGCTTGTCGTCGCGGGCGTTGTTGACCGCCAGCGGCTTGCTGGTCGGCTTCATGCCGGCGGGGCGAAAGGGAAAGCCCCAGTGCATCGCCTCCAACACCCGCTCGCCGGCGTCGTCGCGCACGACGAAACCCATGCCGCCCTTCCACACCTCGCCCGGCCCGGCGTTAGTCGGCTTTTTCCGCCTTGCCTTGAAATGGGCGGCGACCACGTCGACCGCGACGTCGCTGCGGATCAGGTTGCACATCGGCGGCTCCCGGTTCGGGCTATAGCGCCAGGCTGGATTGCACCGGCGGGCCCTTCACGATGAAGCTATTCTTGGGGAAGGGGCGCAAGATGTCCAGCGGGTCGCGGGTCTGGTCCATCCAGTCGTCCCAGTCGTCGGGGTGGACGACCGCGACATGGCGATCCTTATAGGGCGCGAGATCGGGATAGGCGGGCACCGTCAGCGCGGCGAAGCTGTCGGGCCAGTCGCGATGGCCGCCGCGGGGGCGCCAGACGCCGGCAATGCAAAAGAAAGGTTCGTCGGTGATCAGTCGGGCGCGGTAATGTGCGCCACCGCCCTCGCGCTGCATGCCGAATTCGGTGGCGATGATCAGGCACGGCCGATCGATGCGCGCGCGTTCGGATTGCAGCAACGCGATTTTTTTGATGCCGGGATCGTTCGACGGCAGGCCCCAATACATCGAAATCGGTTCATCGATCGCGGCGTGCATCACCATATGCCGGCGGCCCGGGCCATCCAGCGAGGGATCGAGGTCAATGGCGTCGTTCATGACGTTCACTCCTATGATCGGAAGCGACGAAGCGCGTTTTTCCACACCCTCTCTTCGGGTTCCGGTAGCCGAATATCGGCGGTGCTTTCCGCGACCAGCACGATGCGCACCGGCGTGACGCGGCGCCCGATCCGCCCGGCGCAGGCGCGGCACCAAAAGCGTCGCCGCGCATCGCGCAGATGATCGTTCCACCCCCGCTTTTCGAAATGCCACCACAGCCCGTGCGGGCTGAAGGTCGCGCTATGGCCGCAGCGACAGACCGGCTTGACGGCATAATGCCATGCCGCGGCCTCGAATATATGCGTCGCGCGGCGCAGGCCGTCCCTGGTGTTGACGGACACGTCACAGAGACAAAGCCAGCTGCGCCGGATCGGCGGGCTGGCCCTTTCCTTCAAGATGGTCGGCGATCGATTGCGCCAGCTCGCGCAGCGACTGGCGGCGCTGATGTTCGGCGGGCGAAGTCAGGCCGACGCGTGCCCAGCCGGGCGCGTCGAGAATCGCATTTTCGATAATCTGGGGGTCGAGTCGTTCCATGCGCAT